AGTTTGAGGCTGCCAAGGAGAAGGCTAATATTCTATTGGATGAACAGCGTAAGTTGTATGAAGCTAAATGGGGAAACGAGGATCTATTTTGAACGAACAAGAAAAACAAGTTACAGAAACTGAACGCTCCTTCTCGCAGGAGAAGGTAGCAATTAGTGAAGCGATTGCACGACAGATTATTAGTGGTCAGTCCGCTGACAAAGAGTTAACAAAGAAGCTAATCAAGGGGTTATGTGAAGAGTACCATGAAGTCCGCCAAAGGGGTCTCACTGGCGAAGGTAAAGGCCCTGTGGCATAAATACAATGAAGCAATTTTTGAAGGGCGACTTCGTGTTCCTGTGTTACGGATTACTCGTAGCATTCACTATTATGGGCGGTGCTGCATTGTTCTCACTAACACCGAGCCCAAGGTCGCTATCTACATTAGTGGGGTCTTTGCTCGCGATAATCCTACCAGTATTGACGATACCCTTGTTCATGAAATGGTTCACCAGTGGCAATTTGAGCAAGGATTGAGGTTCGACGATAATCATGATGAGACATTCATGCAGTGGTTACCAGTAATCAAAGAAAAGACAGGTCTAGTATTACAAGAGAGTTGGAATGAATAAAGTGTATGCCGTGATGGCTAAGTTGATGAGTGTGTTCCCGGATAAATGGAACAACAAAGACACCCAAGGCGCTGTGCTTGGGTTTATCGTGGTAAGTGTCTTAGGAGCAGGTGGATGGAAGTTTGGACCCGATGTGCTGCAGTTTGTGCTGCGGCTGTTCTCTTAAGCGGGTGTTATGGGTTCCGTACTTGGGTGGAGTATGAGCATCACAGCTCTATTCCAGCTGAGAGGGATCTGAATACCGTGGACCAATATGGGGCGTGTGTCGGCTATCCTCTCTCAAAGAGCAAGTATGCTACAGAGATGGAAGTGTGTATTCACGATGAGATCGATGATTCTAAACCTGTTTTTGGTCCGGATCCTGTGGGTACTATTCGTATAAAGCAACCTATTTACAAGAGAGATTAAGAGTGTTTAAGTTTCTATTGATTGTGTTGGTGTTTAATAAGGGTGATGGGAATCTTGAGTTCTATGGTATCCAGCCGTTTGCTACCAAGGCACAGTGTCAGACGTTCATCAAGGAGAATTTACCGCCGGTTCCGGTTGGTTACCGACTCTCCGCTAACTGCCATGATTTGGTTAAGTTAGACACTACGGACACTAAACTTGACTAAGAAGTTAGAGAAGCTAGAAAAGAAAAAGGCCCAGTACGATAAACGTATCCGGGCCTTGGAAGAGCGGTTGTATAATCAGCTTAGGTTATTAAAAGACCAGCATGCTTATATTAAAATTCTCAACAGCCAAGTATTCAGCTTGTTCGATGTTATTAAGCATGGAGATGAGACACATCAGAATTGGTTAAGGGACAAGATTGAAAGTCACTTTGGAATTAGGGTGCCTTCCACCACTCATACACCTTATCCACAACCTGATAGCCAAACGCCCCACTTATCGCCATCCCAAGATAATACTGGAACCACACAGGAGTCGACGTCTTTAGAGCATCAAAACCTTGCTGAACATATTGAGCAAGACCCGGTACAAAGCACATCACCACTGGTGTAGCTAGTACTATAGTCCAAAAACTAGGCCGCCATCCGGCGGTCTGGATCTGAGCTAACCGAAAGGCTTGGGCATAATCATCCGCTTTGGAGATTTGCTCAAGCTTTTTTGTTTGGAGAGCCCCATCGATTTCTTGAGCGCGTTCCTTAGCTTTAGCACGATTATCTATGACTCCCTTTACCAGTTCGATAACCGGTCCCAACACTACACCAAGAACGCTCACGTTAACCTGCCTTCATCTTATCCGAGAGAAAAATTGCTCTATTCCCTACTTGTTTCGCCCATTTCGACTTCAACATCTCTACAGACGCTTCATCAAATCTGGAGTTCTGAATTAGCCAAATCGTATTACGAAACTCAGAGAATCCGTCAATACCTAGATTATATGACATATTCAGGATCACATCCTTTCTTACTTGTGACAGATTCGAGTACCAGTCATAACGTGACGTTAGGGCAGCTTCTAAAGCTTCCAACTTCATCCGCATCTGGATCTCAGCAGCCTCACGAGCCATGGGATCGGACTCCAGATTCCAACCATAACCAATCGTAAGCACTCCAACAGTATCGCGATAAGGACGATCTTTAAAACCCTCATGTCGTCTTAATACCGCTAAACCATCATCGCTCATCATGTTGCATATCCCTTAATTTCTGGTAGGCTGTAGTAGCTGTGGTTACACCCGCTACCGTACGCATAGTACGCGCAGTACGGCTAGCCATTTCACTAAGATACTCTGGATCATTTAACGCCTGATAGACGTTGTTCATAAAGCTACGAGCCCGATTGTTCTGGCCCAAAGTCACGATCCGGCCTTCCCGACCAAGGGGCGGAGCAATTGTAGCTCTGGCGATATCAGTGAATAGAGTATTCTTCGGGAACCTGTCAATGTTCCTAGAGATGTGGGTAATCATCTTCATAGCATCGTTGAGAGTATTCAAGTCTTGTATATATTTCGGACCAAATACTACCCCAAGCTTACGCATCCTGTCCCCATCAGACACAAGAGCTTGTAGCCTAGAGGGATCTATGTTATCTCCCTTAAAGATACGCTGTCTAAGGTCTTGGGCTACGCCCGCCTGCCACGACTTAACCACATCCGGACCGTAAGCATTGGCAAGCGTCTTAAGCTTGCGAACCTCGTCCACATCAAACTTACCATTAACTGCTTCGGTCAAATCCTCGGCTGAGAAGCTCTTTAGCCGACCAGCGAAGTCTTTAGCCCATACCTTGTTAAGAGCTTTAATTGTACGGGTATTACCTGCAATAATATCTGCAAACTCTCCGAGCTGATCTAACTTGGCGGCTTGTTCAGGAGTAAAGAACTCTTTTACAACATCCCCATATTTCTCCATGAACTTCTTGTGGTTCTGGACATTAGGAATCATAGCTCGCTTAGGATCTACAGCCCTACGGTATTGTGCAAACAAGAACTGTTGGGTAGCCAACATTGCATCAGGATTAGACTTGACGATCTCAGCAATCTCTTTAGCTGCTGCAGCGTCTTGGTTCTTCATAATCCTAGTGATAACACCAGCATCCGTAATCTTATACTTGCCCTTACTCTCTTGGGTTAAGAGATTCTTAGTAAGACCATATCGGAAGGTATTAGCCTCATCAGTCTGAGCCTTCTCAGCTTTCAATAAAGCTTGATACGCCTCTGGCTCATTATCTTCCAGATACTTGTTCCGCATGTTAGTCAAAGACTTCTCCAGTCTTTTAGCATCACGCAGATTCAACGGAACATCCAACTTCCCTTTAGTTCCTTGTCGAATATCATTTCTAAGGTCTTTAAGTAGATCATCCAAATCAGACAGATTAACTGGCTGCTTGGTATCCAGCATAAGAGCTTCCCGAGATTGTTTACTGCGTAATCTAGGACTACGTTCCATAGCAGCCTCGAACTGCTTTTGTAGTGTACGGACTTCCAGAGTCCACGGTACAGCAATGGTAGAAGGATTCTTTTCTGTCTCGTTAATCAAGGTCTTGTATTCAGCATATGCATTATCGGTATTAAGCTTAGCTGCATTGTATCGAGCTGCAAGAGTCTCCCGAATAGACCGACCAGCGGCGCCTTTGTCCATATTAGCAGGCAATGCCGCAAGAGCTTGTCCAGCATTAGCTTTAGCACCTTGCTGCTCTGCGTCCAACGCGAGACGTAATCTCTCTCCGCCTTCACCCGGAGTAGTAACCCCCGCCAATCGCTGATTTAGTGAAATAGCATCAAAGTATTGATCTAAAGCTCTCTCGTTATTGGTTTGGTTGGCTGCTAATTGGTTACCAATAAAGGGATCAGTCTTAGCTTGGCTTTCAGCCGTAAGCATCTTTTCAGCAGGTTCATTAAAGAACTGTGCTCCACGCTGAGCGGTAGTAGGATTAAAGTTTACACCGGCCTTAGAATTAATCTCTTTGACTAAGGCGTCCGAATGCATCTGAGCATTCAGCAAGGATTGAGCCTCTTCAGGCTTGAGGATTTGGCGACCAAACAGCCACGTCTTTACACCCCGACCAGCACCGTAAATAGCTGTCGTACCTAGATCTATAGCACCTGTAGCAACAGCCTCAGGCACTGCGTCTGAAGCCATAGATCCCATATTCTGAGTCTGGTTGATTCCAAAGGCTTGACCCATCTTTTGACGGAAAACATCACCAGCTAACTGACCAATACCGGCACCAAAGGCTCCACCAACGGCCATACCAGCCGGCCCACCGGCCGCTGATACTGGATTAAGACTACCAACGGCTGCACCTACAGTAGACAATACTGCCTCAGGCAGCTCAGATACTAGAGCAGCTGCTCCCGGATAGGCCACAGTCCAGCGTTTAGTAGCTGGATCTAAGAACTCAATCTCACCAGTATCTCCTTTCCGTGTAGGAACATTGGGATAAGCTTTCTGGAGATACGAGTTAATAAAGGCTTCTTTCTCCGTAGAATTAGTAGCTAACCCTTGGATAATACTCTCTTTTATAGGGAGCTTGTAGTCAGGGTTTACACCTTTAGCAGCCAGCTGCTTATCCGCCTCAGACCGCATATCAATGGTCTCAGGGCCTTCAGGACCTTGAGTGATAACAGGACCACCCCTCATCATAAGAGGCTGTTTCTGGATAGGATATGGAGTCTTATTGGCTCCGAGCTGAGCCTCAAGACGTTCCATCTCTTCTAATTCAGCTAGTTCTTGGAGTTCTTCAGGAGTCATTTCTTGTGCTTATTGCGGAGGAATTCGAGACGGGCTCTCTGTTCTTCTTCAGTACTATTCTCAGTTACAGGCTTTGGAGGGTTAACTCTGTTAATTAAGCCCTCTACATCAGCTTCATATCCTGAGCTGATAGACTTACCATTAATTTTCGTATACTGGCCCATATTCTGAAGCTTCTGGACTAGAATCTGACGGTTCTGAGCCATCAAAGCTTTGAAAGTATTGGGATTAGTTACCTGACCACCAATAGTGTCGATCTGGTTCTGAACATCTCGGTCAGACAATGAACGACTGGAGTCGCCTGTAGCCGCTGCTTGGGCATAAGCTAATTGTAGAACAAGGGATTTAATCTTCTCACTATTAGCAGCAGTACCCTCTAAGGCACCCCACTTATAATCACCTACATCCATGCTAGCCGTGGATTCGCGACCTTCTGCCTTGGCGATACTAGTACCGAGATTCTTAAGACCACTGATAACGGTATCAGCATTCGCAATTAACCTACCCGACCAACCAAGGGCTTCGGGATTGGTATCAATAATCTTGTCAAGGCGATCATATGCATCGAGGGCATTAGCTGTACTACCAAGCATAGCTTCAAATGCCCTTGTACGAGTGTCTACACCAGCCTTCGTATTAGCGAAGCCTTCATTGGTATCGGTAACCGAGCCCTTAATCGCTTCGCCTACTTCTAGATACAGATTCCGACCAGTCTTTGGATCTTTACCGTAAGCTTCAAGGCTGACCTGTCCCGGCAAACCATTAATGGTCCGTTGAGCAGTAATCACTTGATTAGGTCTCGTCTCTCTATCCTTGATACGGCTTTGGATATCTTCCATCTCCAACTTTTCTTTCTGCTTCTCCATCTGAGCTTTCTGTGCATCAGCAATCATCTGAGGATTCTGGAGTTCAGAGCCGAGAGAGGCTAAGCCTTGCTCCGGACCAAGCTGAGACACAAGTTCACGGTAGCGAGCTACCTCAGGATCATCCTGTGCTGGAGCCTCTGGAGCTTGTTTACCTTTCTTGAGATGATTAAGCAAACCAAGTAATCCCGCACCAGACTGATAACCAATCTGACCTTGAGACGACATACGAGCCAGCAGCTGTTGCTGAAACATATCCTGTTGGCGCTGCATTTCTCGTTCGTACATGGCCATCTCTAGCTGGCGCTTCTGTTTCTCTTGAGCAGACATAAAACCATACCCCGATAGAGGATTACCTTTATTCTTTTCCTCAATCTGAGACTTGGTTAGATCCTTGTACGGAGCGCCAATACCTGCAGCTTGTAAGTATTTATCGTAATAGTTAGCCATCTTACTTGTCCCTATTCTGAGCCCAAGATCCAATGGCATTCATAAAGCCTGCAATCATATCCTGATTACCTTGATTTCTAATAGCTGCAGCATTAGCTCCAGCAGCAGTCTGAGATTGACCAACCGATGCACCGATACGAGCCAGATCCAGACCCATTTGCTGCTGACTCTGACCTGCACCTAACAAGCCTTGGAAGTTACTGAGATATTGCTGATTCATGGCGTTCTCGCCGCCGAACAACTGTAAGGCTCTCATGAATCTATCTTGAGTAGCAGTATCACTGGCAGTATATAATGAGTTAGCTCTGTCAAATCCGAGCTGATTAAGACCTAACTGTCGGTTGTAATCCAATTGATTCATACCGAACGAACGGTCAAAACCAGCTTGATTAAGGGCCATCTGCTGATCGAAATCCATCTGATTAGATGTAATACCTCGATTATAGGCTTCCTGATTTGTACCCATCAGCCTATTAAAACCAAATGCATCAGCCTGCTGGCCTACTCCTAAGCCTAATGCAGCATTCTGGAATGCACTACCCATAAGACCAGCACCTGTACTACCTAAGCTTTGTGCTAGGCCATACTGATTCATCATACCTTGCTGGTTAGCGCCGAAACCCCCGAGCTGGCGATTCTGTTCAGCTGTTAGCGCTGCATCTCTACCTTGCTGAGCTTGTAGCTGTTGCTGCAATCCAAATTGCTGACCGGCAATCTGCCTACCAATGTCGGCTTGATTCTGAGAATCCATCAAACCTTGATAAGCATTCATCCCACCAGTTGTGCCTAATCGGCCAGATCCAAATAGTTTGGTGAGGGCCGAAGATGCGGCTTGCTGCTCTCCGGGCTGAGCTTGGGCTCTAAGAAGATTGGTATAATCGGCAGATGCAGCATTAGGATCAAAGTTAGTAAGCAGGTTCCCACCAAGATTGGAGAAATTCTGCTGCTGATACGGTCCCAGAAGGTTTTGACCTTGATTAAGGAAGTTCTGGCCGCCATACCCGCCTTGGGCCTGTTGAAGTCCAAAGTTACCTAACTGCTGACCTTGCAGGGCTTGCGTCTGGAACTGAGACGGGTCACCAAAGAAATTATTAGGCAGTCCTTGGTTAATCCCATAGATACTTTGCGTATTCGGGAGTCCAGACTGGATTGGGGTTAGATTACCGAAACTCGGTAGACGAGCATTACTAAGTAGTCCTCTGAGTGCAGCAGCGGAGCCATTGTTGGCGTTAGCATACTCATCTCTAAGGAACGGCTGTCCAAGAGTATTTTGCTGACCAGCATTGAATAACCCAAGCTGATCCATGTAACTCTGTTGGACCCCCGAAGTTAGCCCCGGATTACCATCCGTAATCATTAACTGACCATTACGGAAATTAGCTTGCCCAACTCCCGGCATGGTAGTAGACCACGGTCTATATTGAGATTGTCTAGCAGCGTTACTGGAGCTTCTGCTAGAGAGCAAGCTTCCGCCGATTGCTGCTGCAGCTGCAATCCAAGCCATTATTGATTCACCTTCATAATAAGCTGTTTAAGCTCTGATACACCTTGGATCAAATACTTAACATCTGTTTCCAGAGTAGCTAGTTTGATCGGGATGTCTTTGTTTTCTTCAACTTTAGATTTAAGCTCTTTCAGGGCTACATCTTGATCATCAATTCGCTGAGCTTGTTTGCCCATTTTATAGAATCCAGTGATAACAGTAATAGCAATTCCGGCCCATGTAGCTAATAGTTCCCATTGCATTAGACCACCGTAGCACTGATACTAACTGTACCTGAAGCTAGGACAGTACTAGTATCTGCTGTTCTAGCAAGTTCTATAGTTAACGTAACTGTATCCGTACCCGGAACATCTGATGTTCTTAATTTAGTAAATGTACGATCAGCAGTTAAAGCCAGCCACACTCCATCCACATCGGAACCAGCCGACAAAGTACCGCTTGTTATGGTAGCTCTGATGGAGTAAGTTGCCATATTTACTTGTGGGGTAATCCAGACTGCTGAGCCTGTAAAAGCGCCACCATCATTTTGTTGTGTAAACAACCCATCGGATTGATATCTAATTCCTTTTTGAGCATTACTAGGACTGATGGAACTATCAGCATAACCAGCAGCACGGACATCTAAAATGTCTCCGACTCCTAATGCTCTAAGAACCATTCGGACACTCATTAAATATTACCTGAAAGTTCGTAAAGGCCACTAGTAATTTGAATCAGTGCAGCCTTCCCGTGCTGTTGAGTAATAGACAACCCACTCCCCGGTGAATTGATAGTTACGCCGCCGCCAGCAGCAAAGGTGACAGCACCTGTACCTCTACGGATAAAAACAGCTGCCCCACCATCATTACCTAGACAGTTAGTTCCTACTGTGACTGTGATAGTACCAGCAGCGTTACACACAACAAAAGCTTCATTCATAGTGGAAATAACTGAGAAACTGCCAGTCTGAGTATTAATACTAGTATCGACCTGTGAAGCACCTATAGACAACGCTGCTTGGTGTTGAGTTACATTACTCTGAGCAACCCGAGCATCAGCAAGTGTACCACTCGTGAGTTCTGATGCAGAATGATTATGTGATGCAGCGGCAAATGCTGAGGCGTGAGAACCGTCTAATAGATCCGCATCGAGGCCCGAACCAGTCCCATCGTTGGCGGACGTGAATAGTGTATTACCATTCCATGTCAATGCAGTCGACGATAACAGAATGGAATCAACGGTATTAGCTGTACGGTTAACTAAAAGCCAATTAGCGTTAGTAGATAAATCATCACTCCATAACTTACCTAGAAATTGCTCGGCCTGAACCTGAAAGCCCCAAGTAGTATTCTGCGCGGCGACACCAGTCTCGACAACTACCAAAGCTGGCGAAGAGTTAGAAATAACAGGATTACTTGTGAATGTCCATCCACCATTTACGGTTTCATTAGCAGCTAATCGAGCAAGTAATGATCCGTCAGTAATCTGAGTCTCTAGAATCGTCAAAGCAGCTTGATGCTGCGTGACGTTCGATTGGGCTACTCGGGCATCAGCCAGAGTACCAGCATTAAGGATAGCGGTATTACGAACATCCTGACCGTTAACTGTTACTGTGGTAGCCGCTAAGGCGATTGAGTCTACAGTAGTACCTGTCCTATCTACCGTGATAGGAGAAGCTCCCAACACACCAGCATCAGTATATGTAGTCAGCTTATGCGCGCCGGCAAGCGACAGCCAGCGCCACTGTCGTTCATTGGCTGCGGCATCGGTTTCATCAAACAACAGTTGAGGGCCTATGCTTTCGAGTTCAATCTGTATACCACTATTCGTAAAGGTATTAGATTGATTCAGCCTAGGGAAGTTAGAGCTAATCTGAGCATCTGGTACATCTCCAGAACTATCCAGAGAAGCGTACCCATTAGCTACACCTTTGTTACTAATATCTTCCTTAGTGGCTACGGCTGTAGCAATATTATTGAATTCAGTATCAACCTGAGTACCTTGGGCGATCTTGCTAGGATTACCAGACGGCAGCGCATCCTTAGCTGCAAAGTCGGTAGTTTTAACATAATTACTCAATTTGCAAGTCTCCCGAGTTTAGCGTACATATTTAACTGTTGTAATACGAAAGTGTTCTGATCGATAGGCACGGTCACACCGAGCTTAATAAATTGTCCGCTACCACTAGTAGGGATGTTGAATCTTTGTAGCGCTTGGCCACCGCCCCATTCCATAATACCCCACTCACCTATACCCCATTCACCGGCTGTCGCGGCGGTATTAAACGTAACGTTATAACTAGCTGGAGTACCTTCAAAATCAAAATCCCATGTAATACTCATAGTGTTTCCGGCCACACCGCTGAACACTGTACCATTAATAGTCTTTAGGATCTTAATATATGACGCTGCTTCTTGGCCTAAATCTAACCATCCGGAGTTGTATCGGAAGTCGTAGGTAGTAGCGTTGTTACTGGCATCTCTGTCGTTAAAACCAGCATACGTCCCTATCCTACCGCCTAAATGAGCCAATGATATATAGATTGTATTGTCGTTGGCTCGGGCTCCAGCCTTGATCCGGCTTCCCCATTCAGTGACTCTGTAGGTCCCATCCGATAGACGATAACGGGTATCAAAACAGAATACTCGTTGTGAGGAGGGTAGGATTAGGAGATAGAAACCTTCCTTTGGGGCATATATAGATCTAATCTCATTAGATGCCTCATTAGATACGAATCCAAGTAAGTAGTCCCGAACATTCATAGAAACGTTCATAATAGGGTTACTACGCTCTTGGATTAGCCTCTGAAGGCTTTGGACACCATTAGCTGATAAGAAGAGAATATCTCCATTATCAATCTGCTGAACACTGTCTCTAGCTATACAACCTGTACCTACAATCGTATCAGATACAAACATAGTATCTGGATCTAATCCCAGTTCAGAGCCAAACTCATCTCGCCAGAACACTACACAATTCTTCCCGAACACAATTAAAGAGCCGTTGTAGGACGCTAGAGCCACAATCTCGTCCATACCGTTAGGCCATACCGAAGTCATATCAAGTGAACCAGAGCCAACATTACCCCAATCAAGCTCATCTAGAAGATTCGAATACTTGATCGTTTGTTTATCACTATCAGCACCCCATACACGGCCAAAGGCTCCTAACCCGCAGTTGCCTTGCGGAGCTGTACCAGCTGTAGCAACTATATCTGAGAAGTTACTAGAGGTAGAACGGATTGGTTGTTCGCCTTGCTGAAATCCAATACACGCATCACTGAAATTAATGAATTGCCAGTTATCTCCAGCAGTCACAGTAGCGGTACTAGTAACGTCCGTAGGGGCTGTAATTCCTTGCCAAATCTTATTTCCACCTGCTGAAATAATACTACTAGACCCGTCTTGTCGGATATACTCGTGTATAACATCGACTATAGGAGTACTTGTCATAGGGGTTGTAGTTGCTGGCGTCCATCCCATACGAGCCGTCAATCTACCACTAATATCAAAGACAGCGTTATACGTTTCCGTAGCCCATTCAGGACCAAGGATAGCTGCATCATTCTGCTTGTTGAGTCCTTGTCTGCCGGGAGATACTAAACTGATTGGCAGTAAAGGAGCACCAGTTCCTTTAGGTGTAGGCATTACGGAACCGTGAAAGTGGTCTTATAAGAATCTTTACTAGCGTCTAAAGCAACAGCATCAGATAACGCTTTTTCATATCGGAGCCACGCTTTTGAACCGGGCTCGCCGATCTCTTCACCACGCTCATCTAACGCATAGAGAACAGCAAGATGTACAACAGGTGCCCAAGGGATTAAAATCTCATCAGTATCATCTGCTAAATCTTCTTGAGGCGAATTGAAGCGGAATGTATATTCCCGTGCTTCAAGGGCATTGTCCCTGAAATCAATACGCATGTTGTGTCTAGAAGGACTATAGACTACGGCAAAATTAATAGGATCAGTCTGATCTAGTGCATCAGGGTTTAATACCCTGTACTCTTGTAAATCAGCCGCAGACATCTCAATCAAGCGCTGCTCTTTACCTGTAGTTCGACACCAAGCTTGTGGTTCATTGTATTCATTATAGAGCAGTAGACTACGTTCGTTGTTGTAGCGATCATTTGGGGTCATGTCTACAATTTGAGTTGAAAGTGAATCTAGATAGATTTCATTTTCTCCAACGCCTAGCTGTACTCTTATGCTAACATTCTGAGCATTCCACAACCAAGATTGTTCTACTTCACGCTTGGCATCGTTAACAAACTCGCCGATTAGGGCAGAATAAGTATTGTAGGAAACAGTCGTTACTTGATCCTCTCGTAATCGCTTGAGAACTTTGTTAACTAAATCCAGATACGTAAGTTGAGCCATTTACACTCCAAAAAGAGGAAGGGGGGATTACTCCCCCCGAACTCATTAGGCCGGGACGACGAGGGCCTGACCGCACTCCGGACGCACTACTGCGCCACCGAAGATCATGTCAGCAACCATCAGATCGCCTAACCATTCCAGCTTATACTGGCTCTGCATACGCGGTGCCATCTGTTCGACGAACACCAGTACGTCCTTATGGAAGTACAGAACCGCATACTGGTCCGTTGCAGCGCCCGTATCCGCGACCGTAGCCACGTTGCTGGACACATACACCGGGGTACCATAAAGGTTACCCACCAGACCATTGCGGATGCTGTTACCATCACCAGACTCACCCGTAAACGCCTGTTCCGTGAACCGGCTGATACCGAGCAGCTTGCGCTTCTCGACAGGCGGAATCACCCACGCACGGTTGCTGTTCGGCACGTCAGAATCATCGAGACGTTGGATCGTCCGACGAATACCTTCGTCCGTAAGAGCCGCAGCGTTCCCGGCGTTCGCATTCGCGGACGGGTTCCACGCCGTAGTACCGTCGCTACCGATAAAGGCACCAGTATAAGTGGAGCCAGTGCGGAACGAAGCACCAAACGCATGGATAAAGCTATCCACTTTCTTGGCCAACGCATAACCAGCATCGTCGGTATAGAACCGGCGCAGCGAGTCAAGGGCCTGCTTAGCGACGATATCTTCAATCAGTCGGGCATAGTGCCAGTGCTGGTTGATAGAGATGGTCGTCTCAGTCTCCGTCGCTGCGATCAGGGTAACCTGAGTCTCAGCAGCCTTCGAGCTGGCAGCACCACGAGTCGGCTTCGGGATGTGGATTACATCGCCTTTCTTGCCTTCAAAACCCAACACGTTTACAAGCGGTCGGATTACCAGATTTGCCTTATACGCGGCAATAACGTCGTCACTCCAAACCTCGGGGATAAATTTATCCGCCGTAGTAAGGGTGACATGACTAGTACCAAGAGCCATTTTTTATTCTCCTATGGATTATATGGCATCACTTAGCTCTACCCTCCCTGTAAGCATTCATTACCTCAGACTGCCATTTCGGGTCGCTGACAATAGCTTGAGCCTTACGATCACCTAACAGAGCCTTCTCCTTGAGAGATCGGATCTCTTGACGACTCCACACTTTGGTGGATTCAGTCGGTGTACCGTTACCAGATTCTAGAGTACCGGCCTTAAGATCAGCCTTCTTCTTATCAGCTTTAGCCTTGGCTTTAGTAGCCTCAACTTCGCTTAGAATCTGTTTACGCTCATTCCACATATCCCAAAGAGCGGTCGCAGCTTGGTAATCATACTTATCTGCAGCTTCAGCAAGAGCCCTACGAAGAGGGTTCCCACCAATCCACTCAATGAATTTCTCATCCTGAAGATCTTTCTGATAGTCAGGATTGGTAGTCTCAAATGACCGGCGCTTGATATCTCTTTCGAGTTCATCTACCGTGTTATTGATTCTACTAACGACCGGATTCTGGTTGACTAAAGTATTGACGGCTTCCTCGGGATTTTCGAGCAAATCATCTACTTTAACTTCCTTCTTCTCGGGTTCCTTCTTTTCTTGACGCGGTTGTAGAGTAGCCTGACGGAGCTGTCCAAGTTCATTTGCAATACGAGAAGCTTTGCGCTCTGCTTCCTCATGCATCTTGATAACATCCTCAACGGACTTACCTTTGTACTTCTCCGGAATCTCTTGTGGAGTCTCGATACTAGTATCAAGCTCGTTAAGTTCCGTGTCTAACTCACTCTGCCG